GACTACCTTCAGTCATATCACTAGCCTCTTCTATGTCCCAACTGAAGTCCTTAGGGAAACCTTTGGACAACCTTTGGTACTCCTTGGAATCAATGGCCTCGTAAGGGGCCTGTTGGTAGTTATGATCTGAGTAAGGTAAGAAGCTAATGCCACTGATCTTATCAAACTTATTGTACAACCATTGTCCTACCTCAAGGAACTCAGAGTCACGGTAGTAGCAAGTCATCGAAGGCTTATGCTCACACCAGTAGTCCTGATATATCTCCCACAACTCTAGCTGCTCCATGGCACCCATCTCTGAGGCCAACACAGCGCACTCAGGAGCCTCCATAGGGAAACTAAATACCTTCGTATTGGGTGACATCATATCGTCCTCCACAGGGACTCCTGCGGCCTCTAGGATAGCACACAGGGGGTCATCTGAGGATCCTCGGACACGCCTTATGTAGTGTCGTGAGAATCTCGGGTGAATACCTGAAGCAGAGTCCACAAGCTGACTAACAGTACCAGAGGGCTTAACAGCAGTAATAGCAGTAGAAGCATTAATGCCAAGTCTGTCAGCATGAGCTTTGTTGGTAGCCACAGCTTCCTCGCGTAGTGCCTTAAGCCACTTCTTAAGTTTGTCACTGTCTTCCCTCCCTGACAACACTGGATGGTCCATGATGCCTGTTAAAGATACACCTAAGAGGGCTTCCTCTTTAGTGTTAGTCTCCCATATCTTACGTAGGTACCTAAAGTTAGTTAGGGTAGCCTGAAGAGTCCCAAGGATAGTTGCAACACGTACCTTTCGTTTGAGGTCTGATAGTGTATCGGCTGGCCTGACAACAACTTCTGATAAATTGCAGAACTGGTAAGGTCTGAGGATGATTTCTGAACACGGATTAGTTCCAAAATCATAGGTAGCATCTCGTCGCTCGTTCTTTGCAGCTTGCTTTTGACTTGCGACTCTAGAGAACATACCTCGTTCACCTGACCTTGACTCATATAAACTTGTCCACTCATTAAGGAAGGCCTCAAAGTCGGGCTTCTCTGTATAACACGCTGAGTTGTTAGCTAGGCCACGCTGGGGATTATCTACCCACCACTGTCCTGACTTGGCTCGTCGGATTCTGTCGTCTGTAAGGTTACTGAGACCGATAAGGGCACTTCTTCGTACCCCTCCCACGACGACGATCTGTGCAATCTTACAGCATAAATCGTGGCATTCGACAGAACTGAGCCTACGTCCAGCAGAGGCGCGAAAGACCTCAACGGTGAACCTGAACAAATCCTCAAGAGGCTCTGGCCCAGAAGCTCTACCTCCGAATGTCTTGAGGGGTGCACCCGAAGGTCGTACTCCAGATACGTCCCACTTTGGAACTTGACCACTATAGAGCATAGCGATGAGTTCCCTGTACGCCTTGGCCCAGCCAATTTTTGAGTCTGATACGTGTATGATACTGTCGGTTCCATGGAAGTCCTCTGCCACTTCTGGTAACTTGTGAATATACTGTCGTTCAACACTGAATCCTGCTCCTGTGCCACACATGAGAACATACATGAGTTCATCAAAGGCCTTAGGGTGATCTATAGGCATGTAACTACAGTTGAACCCTGCAACATTGTCACGATCTAAAGCCTCCCCAGCGGTCATTAAGGCCCTCATAGAAGGCATAACCTCTAGGTTCTCAATGGCCTTCCGAGCTTCCTTAGCGTCCTTCTCGGGTAGCTTGTCGCCCCAGTAGTCTACGTAGCGCCCTACGGTTTCTTCCCAAGTCTCTCGACGCTTAAGCTCTGGTATGTAACGTGCGTACCGTGACTTGTGTATGTACTGTTGATATGCGTCCATCTATTCTTCTCCTCCTAAACCTAAGGTTTCTAACATGATTGACTGTGCACCCATCTGGAGTAGCATGTGTGTTGAATCTGGGTAACCATCGTTGCTTACAACTTGCATTACCTTGTCATCACTGAAGATAACAATGGCTGTCTTAACATCTATACCTTCTTCTTCCATCTCGTCTACTGCGTCAGCTAACGATTGAAACAAGTCGGAAGCGCGCATGGCCTCCTTAGACTTCCCGAACTCTCCTTGGACTACTTTCATTATGATAGATCCTTATAAGCTGCTATTAAGAATATGACTAGTAATAGTGACAGTGCTGCTGTGAAGCCACATAAGAAGCTCAAAGAAACTCCGACATTAGCCACGTTACGTTAAACACCAGAAGCGCTATGAGCACTGTGTAGTATATTGCTTGTTCCTTCTCATATCTGTTCATTAGTTTATCCTCCTTCCTACTCGTTCTTCGTAACTCATCCACCCCTCATCGGGATCGTTAATCATACACATGTATCCTGAGATAAGCTGCACCTCGTGGCCTGTAAGCTCACCATAAGCATGGCACTTATACTTAGACGCCGAGACAGCAAGTGAAGCAGCAAGCCAAGCTACGCCGAACACAAAGCCGAACGAGGTTATGAATATCTTAGTAAATGCCCAAGCATCTTTACTCATTGGTTATCCTCTATCAATGCGTCAATCAATCTATTTAAGTACCAGTCTGCCTTACGTAGATCCTCTATGGGTTTCTCTTTGTAGTCGTAGCGCCAGAGGTACTTCATTACGTTACCCTTGAGGTATCCAAAGAACTGCTCAGAAGGCATGGATGCCTTGATAGCTTCAATGGCCTCAATGGATCCTGTGTTGTAGTGATCTGGATTCTCTACAGGACAGGACTCCTGAGGGGCATCAGAGGGGTGAAACAGCTTACCCACCTGAGGCTCCTCGTAAGCTGCCTGAGCAGCCCTGTCCCATTCGTCTGGTGTTGCATCATCTAGAGAGCTAGTGCGCCACCACTGGCCGTCCTCAGGCACCCCCTTAGGGGCTTCTGTGGTTGGCTTGAACTTACCGAAGGTGTACTCAGGTTCATCGTCAAGTGGTAAGTTACGTGTACTCTTAGTAGTCATTCTTCGGTCTCCTCTTCTACTACAGTTTCCCAGAACTTCTCTAGTCGGTTGATTAGTTTATCTTCAAAGCGCTCTAGTATTTCCTCTGAGTTTATCTGTAGTGCCTCTAGTAGATCATCGGGGTCATAAGTTTTCAAGATGCGTTCCTTAGTTTCCTCAAGAGTTAACATAGCTGACTAGCTCCTCTAGGGTATCCAGTGAGTACCACTTGATTCCGTGCTTCTCACACCACTCAGCCATTGTAAGCTTAGTACCCTTCCTGACTTTCTGATTAGGTTTCATTAGTACGAAGACTAACTCACGGTGGTCTGGTAAGCAGTTGACAATACTTTTGTATTTCTGCGTGTCTCCTTCCCTAAAGAAGCCTTTGCACTCCACCAAGACTCCCGAAGCGTGGACGAAATCTGGAGTGTATACCCTAGGAATGTTATACTGTACTTTCTCTGTTTCATATTCAAAACCCTCATAGTGTAATGCTGTATCAACGATGCTCTCAAACTCTGATCTAAAATTGCTTGAGGCTGATTTCTTCGACCTTCGGCTCATTGTGTACCTCTACCAAATAACGTGGACCTGAAGAATACTTGAAGGCTCTTAGAGAAGGCCAGCAAGTTGCTTTGTATGAGCAGTATGAGCACCCTACGGCGAGTTTCTGGTTGCCACTCTTTCCATCTGCGATAGGCTGGTAGCAGACGTTGGGAGGTGTAGGTTGCTCCACTAACTTTTTTACACGTTCTATGTGCTCCTCTATGTCGAAGGATACTTTGTCGTAACAAAAGTGTCCTGTGTCTTCAGAGTCATACATGAGGTACGTAAGGTGACCATTCTGTTTATCCATGGCTAACCATCCGAACTTTGTTTCCCCTTCTGAGTGTGCGTAACCCTTGATTTGAGCCACATATCCAAAAGGATCATCGTAAGCAAGGTTTCCGTTCTTAAACTTCTTAAAGGCAAACGACGAAGTACTCTTAACGTCTGTGACAATGCCGTCAATCTTGCAGTCCATAGAACCTTTGATGCCCGCGACTTCACACTTCTTTTGCTCATCTGTCACCTCATGGCCTGAGAGTCTAGTGAGAAATATCAGCATCTCTTCGATCAGGTGTCCGTACATAAACTTAACGTAGGTGTTACCTGTGAACTCCTCTTGCTCCTGTGGATTATTCACAGCGTTCCAGAGGAAGCGATCAGGGCGTCCTATGTTGGACATGCGTAACTTACGATCATCACGCTCTCTAGTGAACAGGGTTCGCATGAGGTCCTTACAGTGTACCCCAAACCTGTCTATCTCAGCCTCTAGGGAGACACCCTCGGGCACCTCTTTAGAGACCATGAGAGCGTATATGTCATCTACTAGTGTATCTACGGTTTTCATTGATAGTTCTCCATGGTACTATCTAACATGACTCTAGCGAAAGCAGGGGAGCATTTGAACCACTCGTTCTTCTTACCTGCTGTCCACTCCTTGAGGATACTATGTGCCTCTGTCTCTGCTGTGCGTCTATCGTTCACTGACCAACTGTAGAACAACTCGTAGTCTCGGAAGGGTGATGACGTTTGGTAGCCCCTAAGGCGATCCTCTGCGTCTACAGCCATACCTACCTTGACCCACTCAGGGAAGCTAGGGTTAGTGATGATGTACACCTGACCCTCTGTGCTACTCTGGTACTTCTCAAGGCTACTAAACGCTGCATCCTCAAAGCTACTATAGTTACCAGCTTTGTACAGCGGGTGACTCTTTGGTACATACTTGCCGTTAACAAACATTCTCTTAGGGTTGTTCTTAGGGTTATGCTTAGGATTACTTAAGGCATTACTGATTCTCTTGCGTTCTTTGTCTTCCTCTGTTGCCATTTGTTTCTCCTTACGTTATACTATAATTATATCAAAATTTACTCTCTGAGTCAACACTTTCTTTCAACTTTTGCTCAATGAGTTTCCGCCCACGTCTGTCCGACCTTGTACTCTCCGTCGAGGGGACATCTGAGGCTGTAGTGGATTCCTGCTGCTTTGAGGCATTCCACAGCCAGCCAGCCGAACTTTTGGGCTTCTTTGGTGGCAACCTCGGTTTGTACTTCGTCATGTATGTTCCCCACAAATTTATAGTTAAGGTTCCATTGCTGGGCATAGTCATCTAAGATCACTAAGGCCTTCTTCATAACTATGGCGCCAGCGGCCTGAAGGAGTGTGTTTAGTGCTGCGTGTTCTGACCTAACCCAAAGCTTTCTGCCGTCGAGTCCTCGGAGGTGACCACGGCTAGCAGCGTTTCCAACTCGTTCTCGTAGACTTTCAAGAGAAGGTGTATTTCGTAGAAACCTTTGCTTAAGTTTTCTACCGTCTCCTGAAGATCCTCCGACGATACTTCCGATTTTGGCGTCTCCTGCCCCGTAAAGGAAGGCATAGATAAAAGTCTTTGCTTGAGGTCTCGTGTCAAGCCCTGCTGCCATTTGATTTCTGGTGTGAATATCTTCTTTAAGTAGGACATTGGTGAACTCCTCATCATTCATGTAGTGTGCTAACATACGTAACTCAAGACCAGAGGCATCAAAGCCAACCAAGGATTTACCCTCTGGAACCATCCAACAACTCCTACACTCCTCACCATACACTGAGTTACTAGAGGGTACCTGAGCCATGTTAGGGTTCTGGTGTGTCATACGTCCAGTGATAGCACCGTTACTTATGACCCTACCGTGTACCCTACCGTCCTCCTGTGTATGCTCTAGCCAACTCTTGACTTGGGCGTACCTCTTTTGGAGTAGAAGGTACTCCAGAACTTGTGCCGCCTCGGGTACATGTGAGTTCTCCTTGAGGGTTCTCTCGTCAACCATAGGCTTTCCTGTCGGAGTGACCTCCTTCCACACTGCACCCTTAGTTGCAAGTCGGGCAGCAATCTGGTCTCTAGAGCCAACGTTGAATACCGTGACCTTATCTTTGAGCTGCTTCCCCGTCTTCTCTGAAATCCTCTGCTCAACGATAGGGGGGAAAGTCTCTTGTAGTTCATCCTGTATGACATTCATACGCTCCTTAAAGATCCCTAAGAGGTCATAGCACTTCCTCTGGTCCACGAGCCACCCATTGCGCTCCTGCTCCACGGTGCACCATGCGACCTGATGCTCTAGGTCCTGAGACTCCTGAGAGAACCCCTCTAGATCCTTGAGTAGCCTCTCATGTACAGCCTGAGTTACCTCTACGTCCTGCATACAGTAGGTAATCATCTCCTCTGAGAGTTTACTCCAGTCACTATGGTCGCCCTTAGGGAAACCTAAGATGTTACCCCAGTTCCTCAGGGAGTGACCACCGGAGCGACTAGGGTCTGCTAGCCTTGAGAGAACCAAGGTATCAATGATCCTAGACCGCCTAAGAGTAGTGTGCCAAAGAGTATCCACCACGCGAACATCGAAACCAACTCCATTGTGGAATACGAAAGAAGCATCACCTTTAGATGATACATACGCCTTAAAATCTTCTTCATTACAGATGACCTCCGTCACTCCGTTGTGTCTACAACAGGCCACCCAGATAACACTAGGGTCTAACCCATCCGTTTCTACGTCTACATACACATAATCACCCATGGGTGTGAACCGCATGGCAATTAGCACAAAGAACCCTACACTTCGCTATCTCTGCCCAAACAACTTCGTCATTCTTGCGTTGTGAGATAAGATTAGCAACAGCATCTGATTTTGTAGACGGGTCTATGTGGTCAAACTGGAGCGCCGCCCTATGCTCATTGTATCCACACATTTCACAACCTTTCTCAACCTTGTAGTCGTAGAACTTCTTCCTGTAAACATCTCTCCTCCTCTTAACTAAAGACGCGTTACACTCCTTGCAGTAAACATATAAGCCGTCTGCCCTGTTCTTATCTTTGGTGAAACAGGACAACTCTTTAGTTACCTTACATTTAGTACAGGCCTTCAAAACTCCACCTCCGAGTCTCCTGCTGTAGGCTTAGGAACCTCAGCCATACGTCCGGTGTTTACGTCATACTGAAGCCAGCACGCGGGACCTGTCTGTCC